ATGGCGGAGCAAAAAATAGACCAATTTAGTTCGGGCAGTGATTACAGGAACGATAAGATCGGACTGGCGATTTGTAAGGGAGCCTGGCTCGGAAGACCTGACGAGGCCTGGAAGCACAAGTGCGCCCGTTGGCTTGCTTGCCCAAGTTGCGAACGAAAGAGAGCTGGAAAGCGGGCGCATGAAATTAAGGAACGGTTGAAGGTTGCAAAGCATTACTTTGGAAACGATATCCAAGTTGGAGTTCTAACCGTTACGTTACCTGGACAGAAACATGAATCCGGAATTCGATTCAAGTCTCTGAAGGAACAGTATGATTATGCTGTGTCCAGGACAACCTTGCCAGGTCTTACTGGATGGCACTCTATGCGTGGCATGAACAGGTTGCTGTGTGGAAAACACATGAAACAAGGACATACGGACTATGGACTTGGCGCTGATGGGGGAACTCATTTTCTCGAGTTCACATACAACAACAACAAAAGTTGGTGGAATGTGCACATGCACAGTCTATTTTTTGGCCCCGAAAAATTAGATTGCCTGAAGGAAACCAGCGTTCACGTGGAAGTCGATGGAGAGTTATTGCTTCAGAAGGAAAACAAAGGACGTAGTTGTTCGGCCCTGGCGAAACTTGGTTATGGATCACGATACACGTTAGATTACTGTGAACCACACGAATTGGATAAATTGATTCAGTATTCGAGTAAGGTTGCGTATGTTACAAAACCGTTCAAAGCGCCTAAGCACATGATGCCTGAAGTTGAGGAATTCATGTATACCAACCCCCGGTTGAGTCGGCCTTTTGGCCGGAACCAATATAGGATTGATACTCTACCTGACGGGTATGGCGAAGAGACGTTATACGAAAAGAGACAGTAAGATTCAACCCTCACAGTTGACATTGACATTTGCAACAGCAAGTATTCCTGCTGGACCTACTGTATCAAATTACATTGATTTGTCACAAGTAGCATCCCTGGTAAATCGCCGTTTCTATCGACAGGGAATTAATTGGGCCGTTGCTGGTATGAAGATCATAACTCCAGCCGGTTTTGTTGGACAAGTTGCTGTCAACAAATTACCTAACACTTGGGTTATGTCCAACGCTTGGGAAAAATCCTTCAGAGCATATATGCGTATGAACAAAGAAGCTCTCGAAGAGAATGAATCTGTTCGACCGAGATTCCTTGACTTCAAGGTATTCGCTGATGCTACTCACGCACAACTTGGTGTTGCAGCGAATTTACTTCCTGTTTCTGTTGGCGATCACTTGATTGCAGGAACAGCCACTGCTGGTGAATGGGAAATGAGTAAAGCGATTATTCCTTTTGGTCCTGCTTCTCCAGCCAATACCAACGAAGTTGAGTTTATTGCAACAGGTGTTTCTTACCCTGGTGCAGGTGCTTCTGGCTTAGATGCTGTTTCTATTATCGAAGGATATGCAGCATCTCGAGGATTGCCAGATATCAATGATCCAAACGTTCCTGACGACTCTAGCGATGCTAGCGGTTCTACTCCGGAGAATTGGATCACTGCAATGTTTAATGAAGGAACTGATCAAGATTCTGAAGTTCTAGCTGATATGCTAGTTCAGAACAACAAGGCACCTTATCCGTTCGAGAACGATGGTGTCAACAATGATACAATGTATCCAGGCGGAGCGAACCAATTGGTTGGCATGCAAATTCATTCTATTGAAAATGTTACAGGCACAACCATTGGTGGCACAACCCGAATTAAGGGTGGAAATTTCCCATGTGGTCTTATCAACATTGATGCAACCAACACTGGAACAACTGGAAATTTAGTTATTGAAATCGATTTGGTTCCTGGTAACCATCGTGGATATCTCTGCGAACCTATGACGGAGATGTGAGTATGATGAAAACTGCTGAAACTGTCGTTACTGCATCTAAGATGGCAATGGTTATTGATCATCTCAAAAATAATCGGATTGAGTATTTGGTACTCGTGCTATTTTCGCACGTGCTTGGCCTCACCACTACTGCTACAGAATATGCTTCAGGAGTGTGTGCTTAATGCCCAAGTACAATTATGGAAAGACGTTCAAGAAGAACGGTAAGATGATGCGATATCGTTACACTAACAAACGCAAATCATCAAAGAAACTTGTGTCTGCACGTGCAGCCAAGAAACGCACTTATCGGAAGCGATACTGATGGTCAAGTGCATCGATGCCAAATGTGGAGCTGATGGTCCACAAATTGTTTTGGCACGCGTACCTGACGATCCAGTTCTCTACCATTGTAGATGCATTGTCTGTGACCAGGAGTGGGTGGAGTGAAATCGTATTTCGAAATTCACGGCCACATTGTTGAGTGTGTCGTTACCTCACTTCCATCTCCTCATTTCGGCGGGATTGCAGCCGAGCGCCCGGGACGAGGGCGCAAGTCGGCAAAAGCCGAGTCCCTGATGAGCGCAGCGAGAGATACGGGCGAGAGCCGACCAACGTTGTTCGAACATTGGAAGAAAACTTCGTTTCACAATGTAGATCGTCTGAGTCAATTGACCAGAAGAGAACAAGTTGCTTTGGTAAAACGTCCTCATTTATTCGCCCTTTGGGGAATTCAAGGCGTTTTTGAAGTAATCGAAATGCATGCTGATTACATTCATGATTACTAGAAATGTAATTTCTACTTGTTTGTATACCGAACTTGCTAAATGTTATTTTTTGGTGGAAAGCCCATGGCGGAGCAAAAAATAGACCAATTTAGTTCGGGCAGTGATTACAGGAACGATAAGATCGGACTGGCGATTTGTAAGGGAGC